AGCTTTCGAGCTTCGCTCGAAGCTCCAGCCACCGCTTCGCATGGCCGCAGCGCGCCGCGCTCAGTGCCTGGCATCCGGTACCGGTCAATTCGATCCGGGCGGTGTAGGTGCCATCGGCACGCTGACAGTTCTCGCCGCCGAGTTCGATCATGCCGACATACTCGCCGTCGGCGTTTTTGATCTTGGTGCGGTAGGCGTAAAAACGCCCTGCCCCGGTCTGGTCGTCCAATTCAAGGCCGAGGCCGGCGAAGAACCAGCAGAACACCTGCAACGAAGCTGCGCGGGCATTTTCGGCGCTGGCGTCGATCCACTGGCGGACCTCATCTGCTGCGTCGTTATCCAGGTACCCGGTTTCGCGCAGAGCCGCGAACAGGTCTACAGAAGCCGACAGCCAGTCAATGACGACCGTCAGGGTTCCATCTGTGTTCCTGAATTCACTGACTCCCCTGTTAGACGAGGGGAGTCCTGCAATCTCGCGAGCCTCAACCATGGCCGGCACCCCCGAAAAGGTCGGACTGCACCGGAGCAGCTGCCAGCGCGGCGAGCTGATAGGCGCGAGCGCGAAGGCGGGCATTCGAAGCCCAGGACAACAGATGCCAATAGTGGTTACGGCAAACAGGGTTATTGCGGACTCGCCGAGCCTCAGCAATGCAGCACTTGGCCGTGAACTTCGCTTGAATCACTGGATCAGCCACAGCGGCCACCGGCTTTGACATGAGCGCGAGCAGTCAAAACGAGCGCCTGGGCACGCATATCAGCAGCAATCGCGCGGCGGCGATGCTCACGCGGAAAGCTGATGAGACGAGCAAGACCAACAGATATCAGCACGACGCTGCAGAGCAGCAAGAATGCGAACAGTGGATTCATGCGTGTATCCCCTTCCCCCTACCCTGGACCCGTCACCCCCGGGGGGTGCCGGGGGGCGGGAGATTCAAAGACCCTTTGAATCTGGACGTGATTCAATACCCCTTGTAATCCAATGTCAAGGGGCTTTGAAAATGTCCACGATTGATGCACTGCTGGACGCAGCAAAAGACGCCGTGAAAGCAAGCAATGACACGGAATTAGCTAAAGCCCTGGGGATCAGGCCAGCGGCCGTAAGCAACTACAGGCGCGGCGTTTCGCTACCGAACGCCGTGGTTTGCGCAACTCTTGCAGGACTGACAGGCGAACCCTTAGCCAAGGTGTTGGGGATCGTCGGAGAAGAACGGGCGATAAGCTCGGACGAAAAAGCCGTCTGGAGGAAGCTGGCAGCTACAGCGGCAATTTTGTTATGCGCAATCGGATTAGCCGGAAACCCTGACACAGCAAGGGCAAGCGTCGGCGATCAAAGAGGCGAAAGTTCAGGAATGTATATTATGTTAAATCGTATAGCGGCCCGGTTGAGGTCGTGGCTCGGGTCTTGCCTCAGATGGTGGCTGGCATCACTGACTGACAGCCGGCGCAATCCCAAGGACACGGAGTTACAAGCATGACTGGATGGCACGGCTGGCGCTGGACTGACGGCGGCAGATACCTGGTCTCACCTGATGGCGATCGGATGACAGAAGAGCGACTCCGCGGCCTGATATGGCGAGATGCAATGGAACTACGCCGCGCAGGCTATGCATCAAGAAGCAAGGCAGAGAACGGAAAACGCGCTCAGCAATACGGCCCTAAGGTGAAAGTGGTCATGGTAGACCTTGGCGAGTTCCGGGAGCGCCACTTCGGCACAAGTGCCGGTTAGAGCGGTTTGGCATGAGGATGGTTGCGGAGTTCGGCGCAACGACCAGGTGCAGACCAATCACCAATGGCCAGAACTACCCCCAGCGCGAAGCGTCACCGTAGGGGCTATGCCCCTACACCCAAGACTGTGACCTGTAACGAGATACAAAACTACAGCGTGGACGTCGGACCGGTGAAAGTAGAAGGCCTATAACCGGGCGATCGCGGGAATTGATCGGCCCTTTGTCCAGGCGTATAGCCAACCGTCGATGCTGCCGGCCCCGATTGCTGGACCGTAGACGCGGCCTGCTGACGCGCGGGCTCCTCCCCTGCCCCGTATGGCTGCGGATTGGCCTGCTGGCCGTGCGGCGCCTTGAAGGGGTTATAGGGTTCGCCCCAGCGGGCAATATCGCGGCACACGTCATCGCGCAACACGACGCGCGTATTTTGCTCAGTGACACACCGGCAACTGTTTTCTGTGGACATGCAATAGACGTGCGGGTCAGACAAGACAGGCCGGTTGACGTATGCCGGCGCTGACCAGGGCACATCCTGCACCAGAGGTTGAAGGTGCGCGATGTATTGCTCGCCCGTGGCGACCGTAGCAGGACGCGTGGACGGCTGCGCCGCGGAGCCCGACTTCGACGCTTGCGGGGCAAGCGTCTTATCGTCGGGCTCCGCGGCTTTCGCAAGGCTCGTGTCCTGGAAAACGGTGTACCACGCGCCGCCCATCAGCAGCACCACAACAGGAAGCGCCATCAGTGCTTTTTTGAGCAGCGCAGGCATCTGGTATTTGATCTGATGCGTTTGGGCAGAGTCATAGCAGCCGAAATATTTGGCCTTGAACTTGTAGACCTCATGGTCATAAGTGCGCTTGATGGTAGCGAGCTTCTGCCGCACCACATCCATCACCTGATTATCTCGGAACAGGAAACTTTCTTGCTTGCCCTGGCGGCGCAAAAGGTGCTCGTGATAGCCGACAAGGCCGCGTAAATAGGTGTCCAGGTAATTGGGCTGCTGCGTGGCAAGAACCAACCGGATGCCGTCATGGCGGATCTTGTTCATGCGGACATATTCGGGGGCTTCGCCACCGCGCCGCTCAGGGAAAAATGCTTGCGCTTCATCCACGAACATGATCGCGCCTGCCGGCAAGTCGCGCCACTTGCGGGCATCCTCCCAAGGCGTCACGCCGGCAATATTCAGCCCGTCGATATTGCAGGCGAACACATGCTCACCCTTCGCAACGAGAATGCTGATCGCTTCAGCCATGCGCAAGGATTTACCGGAACCCGGCAGACCCGTCAGCAGGGAAATGGGGGCGGTATCACCAATCACGATTGATTCCTACGCTGGATGAAAATGCGCTCTGCGCCCTTGATGCCGTAGGCGCTAAGAATGATGGATACACCGGCGTCGATGCCCAGGGCATGCACCCAAAGCGCAATAGACGCAGGCAGGGCCGACCAAGCCGTCTGCGCGTATTCGATGATCGGGTTATAGATGAACTTCTGGGCAACGAAGCCAAGGCCGACCGCCGAGAGCAACCGGCCCAACCAAATCGCGCCCTTGAGCTTGACAATCTTGTGAAGGGTGTCGCCGAAGTTGGCGAAAAAGCTATCGGCGAAATTGCGAGCCCATTCGAACATCAGATGTTTCTCCCCACAACGAACATCGCGATGACAGTGCACATGGCGATGATCACGAACTTTATCGCCGCCAGTGCATCGTAAAAGCCGGCCGGGATCACCCAGCGCTGTCCCTCGATCTCAATATCGGGTAGCAAGCTGCCAGAGCCACCGACGTTGATCAGATCCTGACGGAGAACCATGCCGCTACCGCTCTGCTCCCCGCCCCAAATGCCCTCAACCACGCCCGCATCATCGCCGTTGCCAATGTTGGCGGCGCGCGTCGCCATACCCTCGCCAAGCGCCTGCATGGCGCAGCGTTGTTTCCACTGCTGCAAAACGCTGGCATAGGCCTCTGCCTTGCACGACTTACCAGCACACACGGGGATATCGTTTTCGCCGCAGCCCTCGCCTTTTGTCATTTCGCTGGGGCGGGTGTTGCATTCGGTTTTCCACGTATAGCGCAGATGCAGGCATTTGAGCGTGTCACCCACACAGCCCGGCGGCGTTTCACAATTACCGCTATCGGTGGCCGAATCGCCCTCGCCGTTGTCGCCATCGGCACCGGTTCCCTTGGAGGGCTTACCGTTGCCGGAGGTGTTGCCGCTACCGTCTGAATTGTTATCGCCGGTACTGTTTTTAGCAGTACCCGTGGGCGCGGTCTGATAATTGGTCACGTTGTACGTGGTGCAGGTGTTGTTGATGCAGGCCGTTTGCTGATGGCCCTCCTTGCGCTGCCAATCCTTGTTGTCGATCTTCACATCAGGAGGCGTAACGGGCTCGCCCTTTTTGCCCTTCACCTGGGCATCTTCGCCGTCGATCTTTTTACCAACTTCGGTCGGGTTCCAGCAGAACGTTTTACCTGTCGATGCCGTAGCGCAGTGGTCGCCATTTGCCTTGAAACAGGCAGTTTGACCGCCACCCAGTGCTGTGCATTCGGGATCGGTTGGCCTAGGCTGCTCTTCCTTGGCGTCGATGATGCCAGACTGACTCGTCGGCGTTGGCATACATACATCGCCGGTATACATCGCGTCCTTTCGTCCATAAAGCTTGACGCCACCGGGCAAAGAAAATGATGTGTGCTGCTGGTAAACACTGCAGCCTGCAACACAATTCGGCCACGGCATCGGACTAGCGGCAGCTTTATCACCTGGTGGATAAGCACTATTGCGACTCGCGCAGGTATCGCCGTAAAACTTCGCACCGACAAACGCTGTTCCAAGGTTCATCGCATATCGCTTAGCGGCTGGCTGATGCTCAACGTTGCGGGGCCGTGGGTCACCAGGCCAGCCCGAATCAATCTCACTTCTGGCCGCTGCATATGCAGCACCCTGATCGCAGCCATCGGCAGGAGCGCCACAATTTGCCGCCGAGGCAGTGCCGACGCCAAAAGACGCAAGCAGCGCAAACGCCATCAGCAAAACGAGCAAACGAATCACTGCCAGCCGCTCGCGCAAACGTGGCTCATATGGATCAAGAACACCAGCAGGATCAAGCCTTCCATCGTTCGTTCCTCCTATGTAAAAAAGGGAGGGTTTCCCCTCCCTTCAGTCCGACGTGTCGGCTTACTTGCCGCCGATCAAGCCCATGGCGCGCAGGGTCCAGCGGCCGAGCGCGAACGCGGCCAAAATGGTGATACCGATCGCGACATAGGTCGCCACCTTGGCGATGATTTCGGCACCGTCGAAATCGCCAGACTGCGCCATGGCAAAGCCCGGCATGGCCATCAGCGTGGTGGCACCCACCAGGGCAGCGGCCTTGGCCCGGGAGGCCACGTCGGTAACGGTAGCGGTGAACTTCTTGCGCATTTTCTATTCCTCGATGGATTTAGGGTTTAGCAGCCCTTTTACGACTGCCAGTGTCATCAGGCCGATGAAGTACGCAGACCCGACCATCGCGGCCTGTTCGATGGTCGGCAAAGGGGTGGTCCAGTCGCTTTGATCTATCCACGCCTGAACTTGGCATTGCTCGTTCGCATCGTCGTATTGCGTGCATGTCAGTACCTTGGCCACAGCTCACCTGTCCCGCTTGCTATCGCAGACGACAGCAACAACACCGCCGCATGTGAGAACGCCGAAACAGAAGCCCACGGAAAGCAGGGCTTGCGGCGAAGCTGTGACGAGGTACTGCCACACGTCAGGGAGCCTTGGCCGGAGACGGAGAAAGCTTGCGAAGCACGGTGAATTTCGACAGGGCCAACTTGCCCTTGTTCACCTGGGCCATCTGCTCCACGTCGAGTTCGTAATCGCCAGCCGCGTACGGCTGCTGGCCGTCCTCCAGGCGCACGTCATAGGGATAAGCGAACCCGCCGGCTTCCATGCGGGCTTTCTGCACGCGAGTGGTGTACGCGCGGTCAGAACCGCTGTCGTCCTTGAACGTGCCAGAACGCTCTACAACCTCAGACTGCAAAACAGTGACTTTGATGCTCATGGGTATTGCTCCGTTGGACGCCGGCAATTTCCGGCCAATTAGCTGCTGCATCCCCTGTTGCCCACGCCGGCAGCTTGTGCGACGTGCAGGTAGTGATCACCGCGTGCAACGCCTCAGGCGTTGGACAGTGGCGAGTGATGAAATTCAAGGTCGCGCCGTACTGGCGGCGTAGGTGGCGGCGTGCGCTCTTCCAGGTCGCACCGACCGCGGCCTTTGTGATTTCGATGCGTGTGGCCACACAGTTGAGAAATCGCAACACCGGATAAGCGCCGAGCAGATAGCCGGCAGGATCGCGGAGCATGTCCAAAGGGAGTTCTTTGCGGTTTGATGCCTTGAATTCGGCCTCATAGCGCACCCACTCCGATTTCAGATCACCTTGCTCCCTGCCCTTTTCGTACACTCGCAAACGCTTCTCGGACTTCTTGCCGCCGACATAGAAGGTTTTGCCCTCGCCACTGTCGTGGTCGTCGATGGTCTGCGCCTTGGGACGTTGGCCGCGCTGGTCAAATGCGCCATCGGCGTACCACGTTTGCGCGAGCTTGAGCGGGTATTTGCCGGCCAGGTCATCGGCGGCGACGTCTACACGGGTCAGCCTTCCTGCGCAGCTTTCGAGCTTCGCTCGAAGCTCCAGCCAC